ATCATGCGTAACGTATTCAAGTACGGTGATGCGTTTTTTATAAGAGATCCAGAAAACTTTAAATTATTCCATGTTGATCCAGCAAAAGTTGACAAGATTATCGTAAACGAAAGCGAAGGTAAACAACCTGAGCAATATGTTGTTAGAGATATCAACATTAACTTTCAACATCTTAGTGTAAGTCAAAAAAATCCCAATGCACCAACAGGACAGGTTGATTACACAACAACCGGTGGTGCCTATGGCAGAGGTTTTGTGGGATCACAACCACAACAGTATGGTTCACGCTTTGATAGACAGCAGAATCAAACAGCCATTGAAGCGGATCACGTGGTGCATTTAAGCCTAAGCGAAGGTTTAGACAGAAACTTTCCTTTTGGTAACAGTTTATTAGAATCAATCTTCAAGGTTTATAAGCAGAAAGAATTGCTTGAAGATGCTATTATTATCTACCGTGTGCAGAGAGCACCAGAGCGTAGAGTATTTTACATCGATGTAGGTAATATGCCTACTCACCTTGCTATGAGTTTTGTTGAAAGAGTAAAAAACGAAATTCATCAAAGACGTATTCCTTCGGCCACAGGTGGTGGAACCAATGTTATTGACAGTAGTTTCAATCCATTGTCAATTAACGAAGACTATTTCTTCCCACAAACAGCAGAAGGTCGTGGTAGCAAGGTAGATACATTACCCGGTGGTACTAATTTAGGTGAAATAGATGACTTGAAATATTTCACCAATAAGTTATTCCGTGGGTTACGTATACCTAGTTCTTACTTACCTACCGGCGCAGATGATTCTGCCGCACAGTATAATGATGGTAGGGTAGGCACTGCTTATATTCAAGAATTAAGATTCAACAAATACTGTGAAAGACTGCAAAATCTAGTTGCATATATCTTTGATAGAGAATTTAAAATGTACATCAACGCCAAAGGCGTTAACATTGATAACAATCTTTTTGATCTATTAATGAATCCACCACAAAACTTTGCTTCATACAGACAAAGTGAAATGGATAATGCTCGTGTAAACACATTTGCTTCACTACAGGAAGTACCATATATGAGCAAACGATTTGCACTTAAACGTTTCTTAGGCCTAAGCCAAGAAGAATTAGCAGAAAACGAATCACTGTGGAGAGAAGAAAACAGTTCCGAAACAATCAATAATATAAGTGCTGGTACAGAAATGCGTGGAGCGGGAGTTACTCCAGGTGGAATACAAAGTGACCTTGACACCCTAGGCACAACTGAACCAGGTGCAGAGGCTCCAGAACCACCAGAAGACACGGGCGGAGAAGGATTACCACCCATTGGTGGAGGAACAACCTAAGGTAAATAAACTTATGCTGTTAAAAGAATTTTTTTATTTTGATAAAAACGGAAAAAACTTTGAGGATGATAGACGTTATGATGCTCAAAGAGACATTTCTGTGGTCAAACCAACGGACACAAGAAAAACAAGACTGTCATTGAAACAAATCAATGATATTAGACGCACATCTGAAGCAAGAGAAATAGAACAAGCCAAAGAACTTGAATTTATTCAGATGATGTACGGTCAACCTGTTCAAGAAGAAACCAGCCTTTAATAAAACCGTTTAAATAATGCTATGGACATAGCATTCGTATTAGGTAACGGTACCTCAAGACAACATTTTGATTTAGAAAGACTGCGTGGCAAAGGCACTATCTATGCCTGCAATGCTATCTACAGGCATTTTGAACCAGATGTGCTGATAGCAGTTGATCCTAAAATGGTACATGAAATTGTACAAGATGGATATCATCATAATCATGTGGTCTGGACAAACTTTAACAATGGTTATAAAAACTACACAAACTTAAACTATTTCCAACCCAGCAAGGGTTGGAGCAGTGGACCTACCGCCTTATACAAATCCGCCAAGGATAATCACAAAAAGATTTATATTTTAGGATTTGATTATATGGGATTAAATGATGGTAAACAGTTTAATAACATATATGCAGATACACAAAACTATAAAAAATCCAAAGAACCTGCAACATACTATGGAAATTGGTTAAGACAAACAGAAAATGTAGTCAAAAACAACCCCGACACACAGTTTTTTAGGGTAATTAAAGTGGGAGACTTTTGTCCTGCCCAGTTAAATAACTATGCAAATATACGTAATATTGACTACGAAGAGTTTGATGTACACCTTAGAAAGTAGGCATTTTGTCAAAAATGCTAAAAATTCACCTATTTCTACTGGTAAAAGTGGTTTTTTCGTAAATACAATGGACAGCCTTGCCTATAAACATGAATAAAAGGAGATAATACAATGTCAGATACAAGCAAATTTGAACAACTGCTTGATCTTCTAGTCAACGAAGACAAAGAAAAAGCAGAAGAACTTTTCCACGATATCGTGGTTGAGAAATCAAAAGAAATTTACCAAGGACTAATTGAGTCTGAGGAAAAAGATGAAGAAGTTGAAGAAGCAACTGAAGAGTCTAAAGAAGACGAAGTTGAAGAAGCAACTGAAGAATCAGAAAAAGAAGACAAAGTTGAAGAAAACTTTGAAGAAGAATCAGTCGAAGAAGTCGGCGGCGATGCTACAGACATGATGATGAAGGATGTAAGCGACGAAGCAGACGAAACTGATATGGATTTTAACGACGACGGTAAAATGGATGACCATGAAGAAGAACATGGTGACATCGAAGACCGTGTTGTAGACCTTGAAGACGCACTAGACGACCTTAAAGCAGAATTTGAAGCCATGATGGGCGACAAAGGTGAAGGCGATGAGGACGAAGGTGAAGAAGAAGGTGAAGAAGAATCAGAAGAAGCCGAAGAGGAAGCAATGACATACGAAGCATCTGAAGAAGATACTGACGATGACACTGTAGAGGAAGCAAAAGAAGTTAAATCCGCTGGCGAAACCATGAGAGAATATGTCGAAAAGGTTTCTGCTCCTAAAAATTCCGAAGGTTCTGATAACACTGCATCACCAGTAGCGAAAAATGCTAAAGCACCTAACGATGCTAAAGCACACGGTATTGGCGAAGGTGGTGAAGAAAAGGGCGGTAGTGCTCAAAAGCCAAAAGACATGGGAAAATCTTTCGAGAATGAACCAGGTTCAAAAGCCGGAGACACTTTTAAGAAAGCATCTGCACCAAAGAGTGCTGAGTAATTAGGAGTTAGCCATTATGGCATACTTAAGAGAACATCTTACGTTCGATCAGGCGAAAGTCACCCTTGAGTCCCAAGGTGAAGGGGAAAACAAAAACCTTTATTTAAAAGGCATTTGTATTCAGGGTGGTGTTAAAAACGCAAACCAGCGTATCTACCCTGTCTCCGAGATAGGCAACGCTGTTAAGACACTCAAGGATCAGATCGACGGCGGTTACTCTGTACTAGGTGAAGTTGATCACCCAGATGATTTAAAGGTCAATTTAGATCGTGTATCGCATATGATTACAGATATGTGGATGGATGGACCCAACGGGTTTGGTAAAATGAAAATTTTGCCAACCCCAATGGGCAATCTTGTAAAAACCATGTTGGAATCAGGTGTGAAACTGGGAGTCAGTTCACGTGGAGCAGGTGAAGTTAACGAATCCACTGGAGAAGTTAATGGATTTGAGATTATCACAGTAGATGTGGTAGCACAACCAAGTGCACCAGGTGCTTACCCAACACCAATCTATGAACACTTCATGAACACAAGAGGTGGTTATAGTGCGATTAGGGCGGCGCACGAAGTATCGAAAGATGCTAAAGCACAAAAGTATCTTAAAGAACAGATGCTACGAGTCATAAAAGGCTTGCAGTAACAAAGGAGAAGCCAATGAGTGATATGTTTAATAAACTTTTTGAAACAGGCTTACTAGGTGAGGAAGTTCGTTCTGACTTACAAGAAGCATGGAATCAAAAGGTGAAGGAAAACAAAGACACTGTTACTGCTGAACTCCGTGAGGAATTTGCAAAGCGTTACGAACATGATAAGCAGAACATGGTCGAAGCGATTGACAAAATGGTTTCCGAGCGTTTAGAATCAGAAATTGCTGAGATTGCTGAAGATAAGAAAGCACTTGCTGAAGCAAGAGTTGAATATAAGAAGAAGATCGGTGAGCATTCTGAAAAACTGCAAGAGTTTATGCTCAAGCAGTTGACTAAAGAAATTGGAGAGTTACACGAAGACCGTGCTAAGGTCAGCGAAAACTTTTCAAAATTGGAAGACTTTGTTGTTAAGCAACTTGCAAAAGAAATCAATGAGTTTGCAGAAGACAAAAAAGATTTGGCAGAAACCAAGGTAAAACTTGTAAAAGAAGCCAAAGAAAAATTTGCAGAAGTCAAAGCAAAGTTTGTTGCTAAGTCAGCAGACATTGTTAAGGAAACTGTAAGTAAGAAACTTGCTGAAGAGATTTCACAGTTGAAAGAAGACATTCAATCAGCACGTGAAAATAACTTCGGTAGAAAACTATTCGAAGCATTTGCTAATGAATACAGCAATTCTTATCTAAACGAAAAATCAGAAACTGCGAAGTTAATGAAAATCGTTGCAGAAAAAGAAGAGCAGTTAGCAGAGGCTAAGAAAACCATCACAGAGAAGACCACTCTAGTTGAATCTAAGGAACAAGAAATTGCTAAAGCCAAAGATTCTGCAAAACGTGTTGCAGTGATGAATGAGTTATTGGCTCCATTAGGTAAAGACAAAAAGGAAATTATGTCTGAACTATTAGAGTCAGTGCAAACTGAAAAATTGCACACAGCATTTGACAAATATCTACCAGCAGTAATGGAAGACAAATCTTCTACTACAGCAAAAAAACAGGCAATCATGGAAGGCACAGAAGTTACAGGCAATAAACAAGTAAAAGAATCGGTAGAAGAAAAGTCAAACTTAATTGAACTCCGCAAATTAGCGGGATTAAACTAAAAAGGAGAAGGACAAAATGTCAGAAATAATCAACGAAAACTGGCAGGCTACCAAAGACGCATTGCTTGAAGGTTTAAAAGGCCACAAGAAAAGCGTAATGGATGTCACTCTCGAGAACACTAGACGTTATCTCGCTGAGTCGGCAACTGCTGGTGCAACTTCCGCAGGAAATGTTGCAACATTAAACAGAGTGATCCTTCCAGTAATTAGACGTGTAATGCCAACCGTGATCGCAAACGAGATCGTTGGTGTACAGCCTATGACTGGACCAGTCGCTCAAATTCACACTTTAAGAGTACGTTACTCAGATACATTTGATGATGTAACTGCTGGTGAAGAAGCACTATCGCCATTTAAAATTGGCTTAGGCTACTCCGGTGGCGGTTCAACTGATAAAGCATCTGCTACAGCGGCTTTAGAAGGCGCACCTGGTAAGCGTTTATCAATTCAAATCTTAAAACAAGCAGTAGAAGCGAAAACTCGTAAACTATCTGCTCGTTGGACATTTGAAGCGGCTCAAGACGCTCAGGCTCAACAAGGTATCGATATTGAAGCAGAAATTATGGCGGCTTTGGCTCAAGAAATTACTGCTGAAATCGACCAAGAAGTACTTGCTTCATTAAGAAGCCTTGCTTCAGTTGAAGAAACTTATGACCAATCGGCTGTAAGTGGTACTGCTACATTTGTTGGTGATGAACACGCGGCTCTTGCTGTTCAAATTAACAGAGTAGCGAACAAGATCGCTCAGCGTACACGTAGAGGTGCAGGAAACTTTGCTGTTGTTAACAACCAAGCATTGACAATCCTACAATCTGCTACTACTTCTGCTTTCGCAAGAAGCACAGAAGGTACGTTCGAAGCACCAACAAACACTAAGTTTGTAGGTACACTAAACAACTCAATGAGAGTGTATGTTGACTCATACAAAGCAGACGTTACAGGCGGTACTGATAACGATGCAGTTCTTATTGGTTACAAAGGCTCTTCAGAGGCTGATGCGGCGGCATTCTACTGCCCATACATTCCTCTAATGAGTTCTGGTGTTGTTCTTGACCCAGCAACTTTTGAACCAGTTGTTGGCTTCATGACTAGATATGGCTATGTAGAACTTTCTAACACAGCATCATCTCTAGGTAATGCGGCTGATTACCTTGGTAAAGTTGCTATTGCAGGCGACAAGGTATCATTCTCATAAGAGAAGGTTACAAAACCACGAAAAGGGCGGCTTTATGTCGCCCTTTTTTTGTGACCATTTAAATATCGCTATGAGTGATATTAAACAAATAGAATCAAGTTTGGATTGGTCAAAGGTAGAACAACAGATAAAAGAGTTATCTAGATCAGCACCCGAATTTAAATTTGATGTTGTAAAATTTTGCAGTGGTATGCGTAGTGAAATTACAAAACTTGCAAACATTGAAATGGAATATCGCAGACAAAAAAGAGATAGCATAGCACTTAAACATCAAGAACAATGTGATAAAATTAATCGTGCAATAAAAGATTTTAGTTCTATACATCTTATGCATTTATTTTCTAGAGTAGACTAAATACATTGTCGTTAAAAGTGCCTACACAGGGTAGGACTTATGCGGAATGACCCACCGCGTAGCCCCTAGAACGGGATTAAAAGGAGAAACAAATGGGAAGACCAGTAAACAAAAGAAACTTCGGATTATTAGATGATGGAACTAACTTTACGGTAAACGTACAAGTTGCTTCAAACACTGAATCTGAACAAGGATACATTTTAAGACAAAGATCAGTTAACAAGTTTTTAGTAAATGATTTAAAAACAGGTACTAAAACAACAGTTGGTGGATCTGGAACTGGAAATGTTGGTATTTGTACACTAGTTGATAAAGCGTCAGGATCATTAGGTGCTAACGAGATGTCAATTCAAGGTACATTAGATGACGGAACAGGTAGTCAAGTTAGAATTAAAAAACTTTACAACAGAACTTGTAGAGATTTTAACAATAATAGATATACTTACGTTATTCAAAATGACT